TCCAGACAAAGCGCCCTGGGTAATGCCCTGAGCTTGGTTAGCAAGTCCACCCATTTGATTGTAAACATTCCCCAGCTGTCCTTGGGCTGCTAGTTGTTGTTGTGCTCCCATTAAAGCACCTTGCCCAGCCGCTTCTTGACCAGCTTGTGCAGCATTCTGTGCAATCAATCTTTGAGCAAGGGCAGGATTTAAAGACTTCTGAGAAGCCACAGCTCCAGCCGCTTGCTTAATATTTTTATCAGTAGCTTGATTTAGCATCGCCTGAGCCGGATTAGGTCCTGCGCCAGCCGCTTGCTGTTGCAACGCTTGCGCAAGGTTCATTTGACCAGCTTGTGCATTACCTAGGGCTGCTTGTTGATTCGCGATCTGCGATCCAAAATTTTGCCCAGCCGTATCAGCTTTAAAATCGTTATTTAAACCTAAGATTCCAGATAGTACGCTACCCATTTATAATTCCTTTACTAAGCTGGTAAATTGACCAACTTCTTTAAATCCGTGATTCGTAGCTCTCTTTATTACTTTTTTAATGCTTGAGTCACACTTTACTATCTTATAACCACCATTTTTAGCATATGCCGTTAAATGTATTGTAATCCAATCTAATGCAATATCTCTATCTTTTTTATCGCTATCGGGATTTGTAATATAAGTATCTATGATGGCTACGCAGCTATTTGTCGTATAAATAAACCCAGCCGCTACATTGTCTACTATATACCCCATACTAGATAAGAAATCTTGAGGTGGAACATTCATTTCCCTATGTTTGAACCACCCTGTCAGCTGAGTATAATCTTCCGGCTTAAATATCCTTATTTTAACCATAAGAGACACCCTGAGACAATTTATTGAGACCCTTCTTAACTCCAACCTCTAAAGCCAATGACGATATTTCAAAACCTTCGCCATAAGTTGGCCCAGATTGAAGCTCTGTGATTTTAATCTTTAAAGATTCCATCTTTTGAATGTTTGGAAACACCCGGAATTGATACTTTGTAGGAGCAGTAGGAACCGCAATCACAGTTGTTTGGAATGGTGTTTCAACAAAGTCTCTAAACAGCTCAACTTGTAAAGAGTGAGGTGACTTATACTCACCCAAAATGAGTAGCTCATAGATTCTTTGAAATCCCTGAAGACCCGCTAGATTCATCCATCCAGTTTCAAGTTTCATTGGGATGAAAGCAGTGTTGTCCATATAAGAAGAGTTTTCTTTTCTAATCTCACCGCTCGGCAAAATATAAGTAAACTTGTTATCGTAAATGGTTGCATCAGCTGCATTTATGCCTGGGTATATGTTCCACTGACTTAGGTAGTAATCAAATGAGATCACCGAACCACTAGAAAGTGTGAATCTAACCTGGTTAACATCATCCATAAGCTTTGCGCTAGTAACTATTGCGCTGTTGAATGATTCAACATCAGCACCAATGTAGCTAACATTTAATGAACGATCTAAAAGATAAAACCCCTTAGCAGATTGGTAAATCAATCCAGTTGTAATCAATATGACTGATTTTTTATTGATACAACCGCTATCAGAAGTAACAAGCTGTGGATCAGTAAAGTCATTATTAATACCGCTAGGAGCAGGACCATCTCCAACCTGTGCAAAAATTAAATCTTCTTTAAAGATAATGAGTTTATCGTCCATTTGATGGAATACTGTAATCTCGCCGCCAGTTTCAGGAACTCTAGTTGTAAATGCATCATTGAACTCTGGAGGTGTATTTGTTTTAACTTTCTTTGAGTACCAAAATGAAAGCCTGTCCTCATCATTTCTTAATAACAAGCGGTTCTTAAATGTGCCAACAACGCTTGATGATGGCGGACTAATATTTTCTAGCTCTCCTCCGGTTGTATAGAGTTGCTCATTTCCTATTAATTGATTGTCAGGAACTCCATCATAAATGCTAACCGAATCGACTGTTTTATCATTTATAGCTGGAATCGTTACAGAGCCAGCAAGGTAAAAAACGGTGCCATTTGCCGCTGTTCTATAAATTTTAATAGCTACGCTTTGCTTTTCTGTAACTCTAATTGTTGGAACTGTTATAGAAGAAGAAAATCCCTGTGTTGATGAAACAGTAAGATTTGCAGTACTTGCAGCCTTTTGCTCCATTGTGAGAGTATTTAATGATATAGATTTTATATCTATAGGGCTACTGAATCCACCAATGACGGTAACAGTTTGTTTTTCTGTAAAGTCCTTATTGTTAGACATCCCAACAAGATACGCTGATGATGCTGAAACACTAACGCTTCCACTTAAAACAATGTTCCATGTTGTTGGAAGTTTTGTGATGCTTTGAATAAAGACAGCTGTCCTTGTTTGAAAAGTAATACCATAACTAATTCCGATAACACCTTTATTAAATAAATATTGGCCAACATAGTAATGAAGTCCATTTGGTGGAATTGTAAGAGTGAAAGATGAAACAAGACCAGCTCCAGGAATTGGTATTGTGTAAGAAATCCAAACAACTGCGTCTGTGAAATCTGCAATAGCATTTGAAGATACAGTTATACCCACTCCATCTTCCACAGATACAATTGAAACTCCACCAGAAAACTTGTCGGTAAGGTTTAACAAAGACATGTTTGGAGTTAGTCCATCAGTCTTAGCCATTGATATGAAATTAGAACCAGTTGTTCCGCTTCCAAAGTATGACCCAAAACTATCCTGAAGTAGTGTTAAGTCTTTAGACCCTTGAACACTAGACCCCGAAAACTTAAACCCGCTATCTACCGTAACAGTAAATTGAGAGTTGAATGGTTCATTGTAGGTGCTGTTTATGTAAACCCTATAAACAGTTGCGCTCTCTTGAAATATGTCTGTTATAAATGCGCCAGCTGGTAATGATCCACCAGAAACTGGATTTCCAACCTTCATCTTAGATAAAGAGGTTTCAAAAGATTCGCCAGTAACTCCAGGTACAAGTTCAAAATAATTAGAAGATCCCCCTGGGTGTCTTGCTTTTACGTACTCAACAGAGTTTGTGGTGTCTAAGTCAATAGGAATACTTGGTGCGCTCTGGTGTATTTGTCCCTGTGCATCTGTCCACTCATAAATTGCTGAGTATTGATAAGATCCATCCGAAAGGCTTCCACCACCAAATGATGATGTTACACTTAAACCCTCTGGGTATAAATTAAAGCCCTTTTCTACAATATTTTGACCATCGTACATGGATACGATTCCGCCAGAAATGTGAAGATTGTTTCCTAACACTTCATTTTGTAGTTGTTGGCCAAATGTAAGGAATGCAGAGTTCACACCTGTTTGAGTGGTAACGTCACCGTTTACAGAGGTAACAAAGTCTTTAAACTCAAACGCCATTGATAAAATATTAGATGATACTGTGTTTACTTCTGCCAGAAGTCCTGTTGTAGAAAGTCCGCCGCCTAGTGATGGAGCAATCTTGGCTACAGCTTGGCCTGACTCATTAACCATGAAATAGGTGCTTTGCAATTCTGATTCATGAGTTACCACAACATACACACTTGAATTATAAACGAATGCTTTAGAGTATAGTCCTACAGAACGCAATAAAACAGAAGGTGTTCCAACCGTTCCTGCGAATGTAGCTGTATTAATTTTAGTGAAGTGATTGCTTACGCTGTCCTGTGTGACCTCATAAAACACAACTGCACCAGATCCATTATAAACTCCAGTTACGTTAGTGAATTCGTCGGTCTCTGTATCAATGGTTGTTGGCGCTAAAAGCGTAGAACTCAAAGCAAAGTCAGTGATAAAATATTTAATATCGCTACCTGAAACATATGCAATCCACACATTAAAAGATGCATCAGCAAAGACGCTAACAACTGTAGATGGAGTTACCACAACATAATCAGAAGATTTAACAAGCGCTGTACTAATAGAGAATAGACTTGTGTCACTTATAGAAGATGGATAAACAAACACCAGCTTATTGCTTATAAATTGAACGTCAAAATTAGCAGTGTAGGAGGTAACGAGAGTTACCGCTGAGAATGATGACGTCGGTAGAGTTGTGTCTACCTTGAAATACTTAAGCACCAAACCATCAAAGAAGATGATTAATACATAAGTACCAATGCTTTTAACTTTTGGTTTTGACCCCGTAGAACTAACCAAACCATTTGAAACTAATGTTTGACCTGTAATGGTATCAAAAACAGAATATCTAACTCCTCCAGAGCTGTCTTGCCATGCATATACAGACACACCAGAGCTATGAATTGCAGAGTCAGGCTGCGTTTGTTCGTAAGAGTTCCTAACAATCGACTGTGTGCTTAAATCAATAGCTACCTTAGACCCCTTTAGATAATTCTTATCATTGTGTCCTGAGTAAGAGTAAATGTTTGAACCATCTAGTGTGATTAGCTCATTCTTAAAGGTGGTGATTGAGTTGCCGTTAGTTAATGGAGTCGTGGAAGCCAAAACACCAAAGCCAGGGCGCTTAATGAACTTGCCAACCTTACGAAGTGACGCATTCTCTAATACTAATAACTTACCAGGTATCAGCTGTTTAGAATCTGTCTTAGAATCAATCCCTTTAGAAAACGATATTGGTAAATTTTGCGATTGTAGAGCCATGATACTCCTAGAATACGTATAAATCTATTACACACGCAACACTTGAATTGAGCGTGATTGTTTTATCGTTACTCGCTGTTTTATAAATTAAAGATGCTGCGTTAATATCTACGATGAACCAACCCTGTAGCTTTTGATTCATTTTGTGTGGAATTTCATTACTTCCAACAGATAAAGAAACACCATTAAGTATGGTACCGCCATTTATTGGATTGGATCTTGCTGCCTGAGTGGCGGCTCTCGTGTTTGCTTGGATCTTCTCTAGATTAACATCATTAGTCTGTTGGTTTCCTAATGCGCTAGACATTAATAAGAACCCGATCCACTACCATATGGCCACTCGTATTGAGAAAATGAGGTATCGGATACCGTCTTAGGGAACCCAGCATCTCTATTTTCAGAGGCAGCTTCAATTCTAGTGATTAGTGCGGACTTTTGAAGCATTAGAACGCTAACGTCTGACTCTTCTTTTTGCATGCACTTAATCGCAGCATCTACAATTACATACTCAGTCCATCCTGAGATTCCATCGGTAGTATCAGAGTCACTAGATAGTGTAGTAAGAGTAGGAATATACCAAACGCGCATGTTCTGATTGGCTTCCGCTATGGGAGTAAACCACATTTTATTCCCTCTAAGGCGGTATCTTAAATTTGTGATTCCATAGAACGATTGGAAGTTTGGCACTGCGTATCTATTGCGCTCTGCAAAGTTGAATGGCTTGATTGTCACATAACTATCATCAGAGTTACTAAGAGCGAGATCAATGCCAAGTAGCTTATAAAAATCTGAGGGTAGTGCGTAGGAATCAGAAGTTCCATTAGTGACAAAGGTATAAGGATTAGCAACAAAATAATCATTTCCATACTTCTGAATAAGTAAATCATATAACTCGAATAAAGACTGATTAATATACGAGTTAAGCTCTGTATCGCTTACAAATGTAGAGTTTACCATGTCGGCACGTTGTCTAGTAGCCGTTCTAAGTTCTAATAGTGTCATTGTAGTCGACATGGTATCCCCTTATTATTCTTTATCTTCAGCTTCATCTTGTTCCGCAATCATTCCGTGGAATGATTTTAGAACATTAGACAAATCTGAAACGCTTTTATCTGTAATTGCTTGCATAATATCTTGTGCAAAAGCCGTGTAAGTAGCCATTGAATCATCCATGTCGGACTCTTCTTTAACTTCTTGGTCTTTACCCATCTTAGACAAGATTACCATTGCTGTTTTTTTCTTATCAATTGGAAACATAGCTACCTCTTTCTTATGGAGCGGTAGAAGTTTTCAACATGATTTCCATTTGCATTTCTGCGCCGCTTGCAGGATCAACAGCCGCGCCAGCGAAATCTTGGCACTGAATGAGGATTGTTTTTGCAGCACCAACGTTATGGCTAACCACATAAACATTTGCAACGCCTGGTGAAGTAGCAAACAAGAAACTAACGCCGCACTTATACATATCAACATAGATATCATTCAATGTTACTGTGTATGCACCAACGCCAGTTCTGGAAATAGAAGCAATACCTTTTGATTTAACCGCATTAAGTGTCGGTGCTCCAGTAGCTCCAATTGCCACTTTACCGAACAACACTGCTTTACCGCGTTCAAGACTTAGAAAAAACTGATTATATAAACGATTCATTTTGACTCCTTAGGTATGGATAATTTCTATGAATGCCCCCACTCATAAAAATAGGGTAGCCCAGCACCGTGCCAGACTACCCCAAAGATTAATTAAGCAGAGAACTTGATTTGTCCGTTCCAACCTGGTGCATTGGTACGAAGTTGAGCGTAGTAACCTACACGAACTTCACCAGCATCAGCGTTAGAAACGCGGAGCATTTCAAGGCCATCGCCATAACGAAGGATTTGCGGAGCATCTCCAAGAGCTTCAAGTTTCCAAGAATTCATTGAAAGCATGAAACCGCGTGTTGATTTACAGTTACGATCAGGGAATACCTTAATCATGCTGTTAGCGCCGTTAACCACGATACCACGGAAGCCGATAGAAGCAGGGCCTTTAAGATCAGTGTACTGAACTTTAGAACCAAGAGACTTCTCAAGAGCTGAGTAAGTAGCGAAGTTAGTGATTAGAATGTCTGGTTTACCACCTTCACGCGCAATCAAAGAAGAGTGATCAATGATCGCTTCTTCAATAGATTGAGCAGATCCATCATAGCTAACACCAGCCAAACGAGTAACGTCACTTGAACGGTCTACACCGAAAAAGTTATCACCAGTTGTAGGAGCTACGAACGGCAACCATGCATCAAGACCTTTGATCTTAGCATTGTTATCGCCTTGAACTAGCAAATAGTCATTTGCTGCCCATGAAGCAGGAGTACCCGCAGCGCCGCCCAATGTAGCACTTACAGTTACTGTTCCGATAGAACGGTTAACTGCAATGATGTAACCAAGAGCTGCACGAGGAGTACCGCCATCAGTTGCGTTTGCTTGGATAACCATGTTCTTTTCAAACTGAACAACGTCAGCTGCATTGCTAAGGGTGATAACACCAGTAGAAACTGAACCGATTTGTCCGATTGAACCTGTACCAGAACGGAACAAAGAAGATGCTAAAGAGTTAGTGATTGAGCGAATAGCAGAATCAATAAGCAATTTAGCGCCATCCAAGAAAGCCATTTTGTCGGTCTTAGAAGCGAGCATTGTTTCATTGTCGATAGTCGCAATAGAGTAATCTTTAGAGCGAGTAAGCAAGAATGATTCAAGATCAGGTGCAGTTTGGTTGGCTTGTGCAGTTGCGAATGCAGAACTGCGGCCTTGAGAAACGCCTGTTTGAATTGGAATTGGTTTATATTTACCACCGAAGTCAGTTCCTTTGTTAACCATAGCAAGGAATGGGTTATCAGAGTAAACGAGATTTTCTACTACTTGACCAGAATACAGCTCTTTTAGGGCTGCGTTCATGGACGTTAAATCTAAATTAGACATTTTATTCTCCTTAAAGAATTGTTTTATTAAGTTATGTTTTGGTGCGTAACTATCGCTTTAAGGATTACTATCTTTGGCATGATCACGGTAACATGCGTTTATTGAGCTTAGCTTTAATTTATCAAGGTGATGCTTCAAGGTTTTAATCTTTAAACACCACCCTGGATGAATTAGCTCATGAAGAGACTTTTATAGAATGAATGAATTATCCGAGCGCTGCAAGTGCTCTTTTGATTCTATCAGACTCAGTTTGAGCTGGTAGACTTGAAGGAACGCTAGACGCCGACATTGTAGAGTTAAGCGTGACCGAATCTTTTGGCTGCGTAACCTCTTTTTTATCTTCATTAAGTTTAAATTTAGCCTTGAATTTATTGGCATTTGATAACTTTTCAATCTCACCTTCAAGATGCTTCTCTACTAATTCAGCCGCTGTATCAGTATCAAGAATTTGCTGCGTCTTTTCGTAGTGCGCTTCAATGGTTGATATCACCAAGTCTTGTGCATCGTATAAATTAATTAACTCGTAGGTGTCTTTTTTTTCACTGATCTGTTTTTTTACAGAGTCTTTGAACTGTTGGATGATTTGCTCTTCTTGCTCTTGGAGTCTCTTAGTATCTTGCTCTTCTCTGAGTTTCTTTTCTTGTTCAGACTTAGACATGAACTCATTAAGCTTCTCTTCAAGAACTGTGGCCTTATCCTTTTCTTGTGTTTTGCCACCATTAAGCATGAACTGAGTTAACTCATCGTATGATAGACCAGCCTCAGATAGAAATTCTAATGGATTAATCTTAGCGTTTTTCTTCTTAGTCTCAAACTGTTCATAGACCTTTAACTTCTCTTCAAGCTCTTTATTCTTAGCTTCCAATGATTGGCGCTCGGTTACAATGCGCTTTTCTTTCTTGGCTAATGCTGCAAACTGAGATGATAGGGAGTCTTTTTTCTCTGGGATCGCTACCTCTGGCTTAACTTCTACTGGCGTCTGTACTACTTCACTTACTACTGGTGTTACTTCTGTTGCTTCCATGTTTCCTCTTTCTTATGCCATAGGCATTAATTCACTTGTCGGCGGGGCCATTGGATTTGCTGGAATTCCTTGAGCTGCCATAGCCTCTTGCTGAACTCCTTCCATTGCCTTATTTTCTAATAGTTGAACCTGATCCAAGAACTGACGAATTAATTCAAGTCTATCTTCAGGAAGTCCATTGGTTCTACCTTGAGCATAGTACTCTAGAGCTAACTCCCTAGCTAACTTAAGATCATCGTATGGTTCTGGTGGCGTGAAATCACCCTTCTCTACAATCTTCTCAAATACCTCATGAAGATACTCTTCTTGGGCATTAGCAAGAGATTCAACTTGTTCTAGATCAGGGAAATCTAACAATCGTCTACCCGCTCTAGGTGTCAACATACCCGCTTGCATGTATTCAGTAATTGTTTGAAGTCTACCAGCTGGATCTTGTGGGAATGATGACACAGGATAAACCTTCATCACATATTCATCATCTTCCATGTTCACATCCTTCCATTTAATGGACTTAATGAACTTGGAACCGGGTACTTTAACTTCTAAGTTAATATCTTGCTCATATAAATCCTTAGCAGCATCAATAGTCAGATCAGATAATTCTAGGAAGAAATCTTCGTAGTGTTTACCTAGAACTGTGAAGCGCTCTGATTCAATGTCATTATATTCTCTAAGAGCTGCACCAGAGTTTAACCCGGCTGGTTTTTGAGATGTTGCACTTAACTGAGAAACGCCTAGCTTCTCATATGCGGCTTGCTTAATGTTCTCAACTTGCTTGTAAAGCTCGATGGGAATGATCGGCGGAACCACATATTGGGGAGCTGTATCTGTGTACTCAATGATCGCGCCAATGTCATTATTCAAATGTTCTTTAACAACCTTATTGCCAATCTTATTAAATACCTTGAAGGACCCAGCTAAGTGAATTGATCTTTGGATGATCCACAACACTTTGTTTAGTTCTAGCTGAAGGTTTTGGATTTGTTCAGCACCTGATTGACCCCAATAACCATTTAGACGCTTACCCCATTGCAATCTAGCAAATGGAAATGCGTCCTTTTTGTACTCTTCATCAAACAAAGTACAACCGTTAACGGTGATACAATGTTTACCATCTTTAGCATCTTGACCGCTGCGAAGGTGCCAAGACTCAGTGACAAGAACTTGGTCTGAGATCGTTTGATAAATACCAAAGTAATCATCATAAACAGATTTACTGATTTCAATTTGATCCTTGTACTTAGGGAACTTATCCATGAGCACTTGACGATCAACAGGCTTAATTCTGTGAAGCTGTCTAGGCTTCCCAGCAATTGCTTCAAGTTGATCCACAAACAACTCATGAGCTAAAGCTGGTTCATACTTAATGCGTCCATTCTCATGGAACACTTGAACAAAGCCGTCACCCAGAACGGCTGCATGAAGCATGGCATCCATACCCATGTTATAAACCTTGTTTTCGTAGAACACACCCTCAACAAATTGATCTAGTTTTTTAGCGCGTCTTTGAATCTTGTAATCACCACCAGAAGTTAAGAACATTGGCTTTGGTCTGTTCTTACTCATCTTAGCCACAACCGTATCAATCCCTGATTGTACGATGTTATAGGTAACGCGGTCCTTTTGGCCTGTCATATTGTTTGACGGTCTAGTGAAAGAAAGCCCATTCAGTCCCATGAGTGAAATGTTATTATAAAGCTTTGACCCAATCTGACATTGAGTCAATCGAGCAGAGTCATAACCAATGAGAGTCTTAACAACCTTCTGAACAGAGTTTGAAAGCTCATCGCCAGCAAGATTCCACCATCTTTTGTCATAGGACTTCTCGCCGAAATCGCCCTCGGTCATACTTTTAAAATCAATTTTGCTCATTTAGCGCATCCTTTCGCTCTGTTCTAATTTTGTCGAACTCATCCGTTGAATAGAAAAGCATCTCATCATCAGTTGGCATTCTCTCCGCTGGTTCTGCCAGGGTAGAATAGTCCATACTTTGAGGCTTTGATTTCCTGGTAAACTTAGGGAAAAACTCTACTGTTACACCATCAACCGTTGCTGTTTTAACGCCCAATTTCTTAAGCGCTGTTAATGTTTCTAATAGTTTCTTATTATCCATTAGTAATATTTCACATGAAATCATCCATTAAGTCATCATCTTTTTTAATTTGACTATTGAGAGAGTGCATAAACATGTCGTCCTCAATTTTCTGATAATGCTCTGGTGATCCGATGGGGGGGGCTGGAATGATTGGTTTTTCTATCCAGTGCATTGCTTCACGGTATGCATATAGAACAGCATCAATAATATCAGAGTGATATTTATCCGATATTTCTAAGACACCCTTACGCTTCTTTTCCATGTCCCACTCAGTAAGAACACAATCCTGGGCAAATGATGAGTCACGCTTAGCTTTAAAGTATCCAGTCCTTAATGCGTCGTCTAGTAGTTCTAGGTATTCATACTTTCTAACTTTCTCGGCTGCCGTGATAGGAAGAGAGAATCGTTTAGTTAGCTCCTCGCCAATCTTCTTCCCTAGTCCTCCAGTATCCATCACCATTTTCATGGGGCTATATTTGTCGTATAGCTTTTGAATTTGTCCGGCAAGCTCTGTGATTCCTTGCTTCTTGACTACAATTTCTTCCAAGAGGTAAGCGGTTGGTTTATGATCTCTCCAGCCTATAACTCCAATAGCGTCCGCATCATCAAAGCCTATATCTATACCTATTACATAGTTCCATTTAGCTAGAGATTCTACGCTGTCATAATGGTTTAGCTTGTCAGAGTAATGAAGAACCATTGACTCTGTATCTATGACCCATTTACCAAAGCACTCTCTCTGAATCTTGGGATGGTTGAGATCAATACCCATACGGCGCATATCTTCATGAACTAGATCCATGACTTTCTTGCCTGACTTCTTTTCTAAATGAGGATTGTCAAACATTGTCCAGTGATGATGTGACCATTCTGACGATGTAGCACACTTGTGGAAGTAACCAGTTGGAACCATTCCTGGTGTACCAATAAGGCAAAGCGTTCCGTTATAGTCGTACAGGGCGGCACCTAGAATATCATCTACCAAATCTTCAATGTATTGCTTAAAGCTTTGAGATTCATCAATGTAAACAAGTGAGATGGCAAGACCTCGGAACTTCTCAATCTCTGATTTATCTTTAGCGCCTGATATATAAATAATTGAATTAGTCTCTGGATGGGTAAGGGTGAGATCAGATTCGTTTACCTTAAAACCAAATCTAAACTCTTTATTGATCCTGGTAATGTCACGCCAAATGATCCGCTTGGCATTCTTACGATCTAGGGTGATGTATAGGCACGTTCTATCTTTAAACTCTTTGGCATGCTTAAGAAGATGAACGGCGCATGATATTGTCTTACCGGCTCGACGTGAACATACCGCTGTTTTAAACCTGGCTGGATCATTAATAAAGTCCAGTTGTTTATCAAAGCAATACTCAGACATAACAAATTTAGATTTGTTACGCTTCTCAATCTCTTTAAAGATTAGATACAGCTCTTCTCTGGTCACTCAAAGATATGGAAACACTTAACCTGGTTATATGGAATACCAAGAGACTCTTTGGCGTCCTTAGCTTTTACAATAAATGCGTTCTCATCTTTGGTGATAGTATAACCCTGCTTAGCGCTGAATGCGCTTCTTGCTTGCCCTAGATAGATTACTCCGATGTGCAATTCTAGACGGTCAATTAATTTTGATACTGGTGTTTCTTTAGCCATGTTTCTCCCCTTTTAAATCCTATACGGATCATATGTTAAATTCGGTATTTTAAATTCAAGTGTGTCGATTGGGTATGTCCAGTGCGTGAAATATCCAACCGTTTTATCGCCCATAGCTTCAAGAAATAATCTTTTACCAATTCCAAAGTTCCTAAACTCAGGCTTTACGAATGTATAATGAATTACTTTAGAGTCTGAGGTCTCAAAACAGATAAACCCTAGATTAACGTCAGGCTCATCCATTGGATTAGCAATGAGTATGGTGCAAGAAGGCCTAGCCATGATGTTATCCAGGATTAAGTGATGCCACTTATAGTAAATGTCGGCTTTAATGTTCTTAGTGAACCTGGATGAGAACTTATAATTCTTTAACCACTTACTGAGGATGAAGTTTAGATCGTTTGGCGTGTACTCTCTAATGCTAATCTCAATCTGATGAATCATTATTTTCCTTTAAATGCCTCTAGAGCGCGTTTACTTAGATCAAGCAAATCCTCGTCACTCATTTCATCAAGCTCTTTAGAGTTGATTTTAACCTCTTGCTTAACCTCTGTGCGGTCACGCCACTCTTTAGGGAAACGGTTCTTAAGATTAAAGATATAAACTGATGAGTTTAGTTTTGGAGTTGATTCAAACTTAGACTCAGTATGAGTGACATGATCTCTACCTAATTTTTCCCAATAAAGTCGATTCAACTCAAATCCAACGGCTTTGGCGTCAAGAAAGTCTGAGTATTTTAGTTCCCAATCATAGAGTGTTTGCTTAGATACTCTACAGGCTCCAGCAAATGACTCGTAACTTAACCCTGATGCCATATGTTCAATTACTTGTTCGCAATACTCAGGTTTATAGTCTGTTGGTCTACCCATTACCTTAGCCACGTTTACCGCCCAATGGGATAACGGCAACTTGTAGGTTAATGCCTTGAAGTTGGCTGATTTTAATTAATTCTGAAACTTGATTAGCGTTAACATCGAATGATAAGCGCCAGGAACCATCTACGAGAGTAGAGGCTTTAGAGAAGATAGCTTGGAAGCATATTCCATTTTGTTCACTGTCTTTGCTCATTACATAAACAAGTAGAATTTATGCGCGGCAAGTTAGTCAAGTATTAATTTGAATTGAGAGGCCATGCGCTACTATGGCAAAATCGGTGTCACACTTTACCCGATCACTATGTGCTTTAGTTGCGTTTCTCAAGTGGCTCCTGCTTCACCGCTGATCACCACAGCTTCCAACGCCGCTCTCAAGCTTTATTCAACGCAGCATGAATCACTTGCATAGTTGCTGCGGTAAGGCACAGAAAATGGCCTACGTTCCGTTGCCTTGAGGTCGTGATCGAACCCTTGCTTGTGGGTTGCCTCATGAATTGCGTTGCTTATTTCGGCACACAGGCCCCAAGAATCGCTATCCCTGAAGAGTCTGTTCAAATATATTTCTGGAGCATCTGGATAAGTATAACCAACCACGTTTTTACTTTGACGCCATGAAGGATAATAAAAAACTAAAGGTATATCTTTAACGCTAGTTGTCTTGATGTGGTTAACGACTTGCTCACGACTCATTCCATTTGTTTGCTCTAACCTTGATGAGAATTTTTTCTCAATGATGTGATCAGCAAAGCACTGAGACTGGATAATCTCGTTCAACTTGGCTTGCATCTTTGGAAGCATCGCCTTTTCTTTATCGTTACATGTCTTGCATACGAAAGTAATCTCACCTAGACCGACATGGGGGGTACCCGCCGGAATAGGTGAGGTCACTGGTTCCACAGTCGGAGGTACTTGTTTAGGATTGGAATCCGACCGTGTTCTGCATCCGAGAATGCTTAACTGTAAAACTGCTATGATTATAAAAATTAGTTTCATGCCTTGAATGCTTCCACAACTTCATCCAACGATCTAGCAATAAATGCAACTCCACCATTATCTCTAATCTTTTGAATAAATAATGTTTGTTCTGGGCTTGGCTTGCCATACTTAGATTTACACTCGATGGCTAACATGCGCCCATCTTTTAGAATCCCTAGAATATCACTAACGCCTTTAATGTGGTGCACGTTTGTTTTTCTCATGAATACTTTACGAGTTGGATTGTAAATGCCGACAGACTGATTTTTCCATGCGAAGATTCCGTTAAGTGCTAACCATCTTAGAATCTCATTTTCAATTTGTTTTTCTGGTATTGGTTTACTTGGCATACTTCACTAACTTCTTTACTCCGAACACATCTTGTATCTGAAATCCCTTGCTCCGTAAAATACTAGCGAGGTGTTTATATTTATTAATTAACTTATTCCATCCCTGAGAGTGTTGAAACTGATGGCAAGTTCTGCACATAAATAAAATATTGAACTCATCATCTGAACCTCCAGCACCTTTGCTGGTTATATGGCATTTATCAAGCTCTTTAAATCTCATACAAGCCTGACACGTTCCAATCACTTTGTGATCACCGAGTAGTTTTTTAATCCTTGCTTCAATTCATCTCTGCCACTTAGTTCAATGGGCTTACACATATAAATAATGCATGCATATATAACTGCCATTGCAAAAACTATTGAGAGCTTCATCTTAAATACTTCTTATTAGTTGATTGAGATTCCACCGCTGGCACTAATACCGGAAGGCCGCCAATGCTGTCTCTAAACTTTGCATACTCTCTGAATGCCTTATCAATATCCTTAAATGGTGCGCCTATACTCTTAAGCCTTAACCATTCATGGTAGTAAAAGTTTACCGTAGGATTGTTTAATATATCTTGGATCATTTGGATTTTCAGTTCTGATACTGGTGCTGAATCAAATCGTTTACGTTGTGTCATTAAGAAAATAAAACATAAATTTAACAAATTGTCGTATTAGTTATTCTAATGAATCATTTGATGCATCCACATATTCAAATAATAAGTTAGTTAATTGAATGTAAACTTCATTCCCTGAAGTCGTTTCAATCCCAAGCTGCTCATCTGTAGATTTATAAATGGCTTCACTGATTAGATTGTACTGCTTCAGTGTTATTTTTGCGCTCATCTCTTATCCTTAAATATTTTCCATATGCTTCACTTTTTGGCTGAGTAAGCCCAAGACCCTTACACCACCAATCGTTTCTTAAGAGAACCTTACACAATCTTCTATATGAAGGCGCCCAGTGTTTTGATTCTAAAATAGCTGGAGCAACGTCTGGTATTTCTTTATCATAACCGCGCTTACGCCATCCTTTGATAAATGTTTTGAATCTATCAATGAAATGATCTCTAGTTCTTTTTGGTAGTGTCGATAAAAGTAAATTAACAAATGATTTATAAGTATGCCCTGGTGGCAATGTTACTTTACTATATCCTGTTATGTTACCACTCTCCTCAACATACAGAGACATCGAGTTAGCCCCACTTACGCGAGAAACTACTTTGTACCAGGTTTCAGGCTCTAACAAATGATAAAGCCACAGGCCCCTTCTCTGGTCATCACCATATGGCTGACACAATCTTTGTTGTGAAGGGCTTACTCCTGCCTGGTGCATAAGATCGTATATTTTATTATACGGCTTATCTTTAAATACTCTTTTGTAAACCCAAATATCTGAAGTCTTCCAATCATAAATCGGATAGCAGTTGTAAACATTTCCTTCAATTAGCGTTGTCCAGTTTTTATTGTTGAACATTTCTTTTTTTCTTAAGTAACTTCTAGACGCTACAGTTCTGTATCGGTTTAATGATTCATCGGCTCTGATACCAACAAGTACAGCCGTATTTTTTCCTTGCGAATACCACTGAGCAAACAAAACAACAAACTCTTCAAACTCCATTCCCTTGTTAAAGAATGGAAAATAATTTAAATCTTTTATGCAATTCTCTGGATACTCTCTAACCCAACAATCTCTTTTGTCTTCATCCCAGCATATCCAGCGAGGTTCAAAGTTACTTGATGCGTTTCTTAAACTCATTGGCAAACATATCCAGTATGGATCAATACAGTCTTTATAAAAATCAAGCATTTCTTCTAGGTGAATAATTGTAGCTTTATACTGAGCTTCTAGATCAATAATCATTACTGCTATTTTAACTCCACGCTTTCTAGCTTCAGATGCCGCCAGGTGAAACATTACGGAGCTATCCTTACCGCCGCTAAAAGATAAAACTATTCTTTCAAAGTTATCGAATATGTAATTAATTCTATCTTGTGATGCATTTAATACGTTTTGTTCTCTGTATATTTTTGATCCCATTAGTAAATATTTGCAGTAGAGCTAACTCCTGCACCTTCCATATCAGTTTCTTCATATCCGTTTTTAACTAACCATAAGTTTAAATACTTAAGAGCTAACTCATCAGCTTTTTTTTGCTCATCTTTAGTGAGAAGAAAATATCCAGACCTAAAACATGACGGTATTTTAGTTTCAATGCATAGTGAGGCTTGACCTAACCAGGCTATACGATTCATTTTCTCATTAGATAAATAGTGTTCACATGAGTTTTTCCACTCACTAACAACTCTACATAAAGCAGCTTCAAACCTATTTAAATCTGATAAAAATAAACGATACTCTTCTTCACATTCGTCTTTTGTTTTTCCTGTGAGTGAGTTCTCGTAGAATCCTGACGGGTAACACTCCCACTTATCCCATGTGTGAAATATTCTTTTAATCTTCTGAGACATCTTCTTGCTCCTCAAAATCAAAGTCTTCTAGAGTTTCTTCAAAACCAATATCCCAGGACTTAGAAAAATCAGCGTCGGCAAATAATTCAGCCATTCCTGTAATCTGGCAAAGCCTTAAAACTTCATCCTCATCCATGCCTAGGTTTTTAGATATTCTTGCATCACTCCAGTTACGTCGCTTTAACTCAACAACAATGTCTGACATTGATTCTACTTTATGTTTACCCCTAGCTCTATTGTGTCGAATTGTTGAGGCCATACGATCAGAAGTATCAAGCTGACTATCTCGAATAATAACTATCGGCAAATACCCAAAAATACGTTTAGTAATTTCTTCAGATTCCTTACCAACTCTATTCCGGTGAAATCCATCAACAACTTCATACATATGTTTTTCAGTATTACTGAATGCAACAATAGGTTGAGTATAGCCATCTTCCATTATTGAATGTTCTAAAAGTTTCATCTCAGGAGGAGCTACTGAATTTGGGTTATAATCGTTTGATGTTACTTGATCCATTTTAACCCATTGAACACAATCAACAGGATTATCTTTAAAAGGACTATACTCTTTAATTGCTAAACGAAGCTCATTTATAGCGTTTATTTTATCATCTAAAGATAGTTCATTGAGATACGTTAAGTTATTAACTATGTATTTTGTTTGCATGCATAACACTATACTTTAAACTCTAGCTATTTAGTAATTATTATTACTTATATGATGAAGTTGTTAGTTATCATAACAGCAATGCTAATCAATCAAGGCTAGGAAAACGCAGCGATGCCTAAAAAGGTTTCTTTATAAAACCACAACTTAACTTATACGGAATTGCATCCTAAATAATCCAGTAGCTATAAGATAGTTTGGTCTATCCGTTCTACCGCTATCTTTATTAGTTAATGATAAATCAATCTCTAATAAATATATTAGGTTCAAGGCATTCCAGTGCAATCCAGAATCTAGTCGATACTCACAGAGCCGTTTCTGTACGGATTGCAGTTATCGAGTCCCCACCTAAAGCAACAATACTCATCAATCTGAGTTTAGGTATCCTTGCTCAACCCCTAAGTTGATCAACCTACTTGGAGTAGTTAATCTGTGATCCAGCTAATTAAAGCTTTACCCATCCCCGACAGGCATATGCACCAAAGTCCGTACATACTTTAAGAATCTTAGGCCCCTCTATTTACTACTTGTATTCTTGATTTTAGAGATATAATCTCAGACCAAGATTGATGTAGTGATCAAATCCTATATGAGTGAGGCAGTGGAAGTCAATATCCTAACCTCACTCTTTTTATTTCTAATCATTGCGCACATTGCCGTATTATATTTACTAACTTGATCAACGCATAAATACATGTAAATAATGTCTCACATAGGAGAAATGCGTTATGTCAGTAAATAAAGTAATTATCATAGGGAAATTGGGAAAATCACCAGAGTTAAAGTTCACTCCATCAGGGCAAGCTGTATGTAATTTAAGCATTGCAACCAATGAGTATTGGACTGGTAAAGATGGAGCTAAACAAGAGAAAACAGAATGGCATAACGTAGTTCTATTTGGGAAAACAGCCGAGCTAGCTAGTGAGTATCTTGAAAAGGGACGTTCCGTTTACATTGATGGCAAGCTACAAACTCGCAAGTGGACTAATAAAGACGGTAAGGATCAGTACACTACTGAAATAGTTGGTCAAGAGATGAAGTTCATAGATAGTCCTAAAAGCGAAAATAAGACCGCTTCAGTTGCAGACTCCTATCAGTCTAAGCTAGATTTCATAGCCGCTGAAAAGGCGAAAATGGCACAACAAAAGGCACCTGTTAATGTTGGCGATATGATGAATGATGCCGGATTGATGGAGCAAGAGGATATCCCATTTTGATGCATCTTACCTATGCCATATAGGTACTATCCTATAATAATGGGATAGAGACCAAGCCGTAATAACTTTTTTATACTTATGATGCGTTTTAAATACTACGTGTGCCAGCGCGACCTTATCTGTATAGCTCATGGCGACATGCATCGAGTTAAGTTCTACGTTAAAAAACCTAAGCAATGTAATGATGCATACTGCGATATTAAAACTATTGTTGAAGTAATCATATCAATCGCTAATCCTATAGGTGATGGCAAAAATAAAGGTACTAGGAAAAACGTGGGTAGTGATCGTAAGAAGCGAAAAGTGGCTTCAAAAAAACTATCCAGATTGCCACGCAATAGCTCTATTAAACGATAGAAAAATAATTGTAAGACGAACTTCTCTTAATGTACCTACAATAGCGCATGAAATTACCCACGCATGGCTATCTGAAATGTCTTACTACGAATTAGAATTAGACGATGATCAGGTAGAAGAGTTTTTCTGTGAGTTAGTTGGAAAATACTCTGAACAAATAATCAAGGATGCTAAAGAATTATTGCAGAAGCTATCCTAGTTAACGCGACACATTTACAACTTAATACTTATATTGACTTATAAAAAAAGGAACCTACCCTATTAGCAAGGGGTATTCATGAGCATAAGTGATCAAAAGCATTACGCCATAGCAAAACTCAAGGCATTAGCAGACGAATTAGGTAGAGTTCCAAGAATAGACGAATTTCTCTCAATGCTCCCAAGACTATCACCAGATCAATTATTCGGATCTTATGATGGCATGTTACGCGCCGCTGGTATCATTGCAGAAGAAGTTAAAGTCACCCCTCGTAAACCTAAGATTCTAGTCCTCGACATAGAAACAAAACCACTCAAAGTATATACGTTTGGAATACGCGATCAATACATAAACATTGAACAGATTATAGAAGATTGGTCTGTAATGTCGTGGGCTGCTAAATGGATTGGTAACGATGAAGTAATGTATCAAGACTTGTCACTTAATAGCGACTACACAAAAGATGAAATTATCATCTATGGCATTTGGGAATTAATGAATGAGGCTGATGTGATCATAGGGCAAAACTCTATTAGGTTTGATATCCCTAAGCTCAATGGAAAATTCGAGAAGTATAAACTTGGCCCACCTAGACCGTATAAATCTATTGATACATATAGAATTAAAAAGAAGCTCGGGCTTACCAGTAGCAAACTAGAATACAGCACTGAATATTATAACGAACGATTCAAGAAACTTAAGCATAGTAAGTTCGCTGGTTTTTCTTTATGGAGTGAATGCTTAAAAGGCAATGCTGAAGCATGGGCAGAAATGAAAAAATATAATATTCATGATGTTCTAGCAACTGAGGAGCTTTATCTAAACACATTAGCTAAATGGGATAACTCAATTAATTACGGCGTATATACTGGAGTAAAAGAATGCTGTCCTACTTGTGGTGGAACTAACCTAGAAGAGAATGAATTTATTTACACTAAGACGGGTGCCTTTAAAGGTTTTATATGCTTAGATTGTAAATCAAACGCATCATCTAAACAAAACGAACTGCCATCATCCCTTACGAAAACATTTCTAAAATGAGTAAAAAACCAATAGTCCTAACCAAATACGACTCAGAGGATATAGCAGAGATCATAACCAATATGTTCTTGAATATAGAGACACCTGAAGGCGTAAGATTTAAAGCCCTTCAAACGCTTCCCACCGTGGTAGCCATTAGAGTTAATAACAAGACTTTCATAGTCAACGTATTAGAAAAAGACTCACTTAATTAAGTTAGTTTATTATTTTAAATAATACTCTATTTGATATACATTTATTCATTAATGAATTATTCTATTTGTATATGGAAACATTCATCGGAGTAAATAAAGTGCCAGCTCGCTTATATATTCTACAGAACGAAAATGGCGAGGATTTAAACGAGGAACCAGTTACTTACAAAGAGCTGGTTACTATGATCCTTGAGACAAACGTAGACAATGCTCTTCATCAGAGATGGAATGATTCAGGACGCGCTGGAAAATACGAGTGCTGGACTGAGCGCTCAGATTTTTATAGAGAGCATGCAGTGGAAGAGGCTAAGGAATGTGGGTATAAAATCATAGAAGTGTTGAGGAATGTGTGAATAAAAAAGAAGTAGGGCAATTTGTACATAAAACTAGAAAGCTGTTAAAGATTTCTCAAATGAGAATATCTAAAAAGACTAATATCAGCCAAGCAAAGATCAGCAAGGTAGAGGCTGGTAAACTAGAGTTAAGCGTTACAGAGTTTGAAAAGATACTAAAAGCATTTGGATTAAAAATAACCATAGGGGTGATTAAAAATGAAACAGTTTAAAGACCTAAGATCAATCAACGTAAATGAACATGTAGAGAAAAAGAACGGATTAACATATCTATCATGGGCGTGGGCCGTAGATACTTTAATGCTAAATGATCCAATGGCTACATGGGAATTTAAAGAACCAATTAAGTTTGGTGAAACGCTAATGGTGATGTGTGAAGTAAATGCATTCGGTAAAACAATTAAGATGCATCTTCCTGTGCTCGATTATAGAAATAAAGCTGTAGTTAATCCAGACGCTTTCGCAGTATCTAATTCAATGATGAGGTGCTTAACTAAGGCTATCGCATGTTTCGGAATAGGGCTTTATATTTACTCGGGTGAGGACTTGCCAGAAGAGGCACCAAAGAACCCTCACGCACCTTCCAACATGCAGCCAACAGATGAAGAGGCTGGCAAGGGTTTCTCGCATGATGGCACCTACAGGGTTCCTTACGGTTCACACAAGGGTAGAACTATTCCCGCTATAGCTGAGATCATAGGAAAACACAAACTAGAAGAGGCCATAGTTAGGCACGAAGAAATGGTTAAGCTAGGTAAGTTTTACGCAGGATCAACACTAGACCAAATGCTTACATTCATTAATGAAGCTACTGACTATATAGTGCAGTTTGAAAATCAAGGCGAATTTGTAAAGATTAAATAGGTTTTACGCTAACAGCGGATGCGTAGAATGCCCCAGCGAGACAACAACAGGGATTTGGTTATCTCTATTTTGGGTTACAACTTGCTGGGGTAAAATTAGGAGAGATATGAAAACAATAGTAATTAAGAACCAAAAAGAATTTGATGAGCTACCGAAAGAATTTAGTGAATTAACTAAAATTGAAATCAGAACCGATGGAAGTTTTTGGTTAAATATAAATTATACTATTAAAAATGGTGAAGTTTACGCTTACGATAGCTCGACAGTTTCCGCTTACGATAGCTCTACAGTTTCCGCTAACGGTAGCTCGAAAGTTTCCGCTTACGGTAGCTCGAAAG